GTTTCCGGGCGCGGGCCCAGGATCGACCCTGCTACATCCTCGGACCTCACGACACCTCCATCGCTACCAGCGTCTGCTCCCGGGTCGTGCCCGTCATCGCCGCCTCCACCGCCAGCGGCACCCGCAGCGTCTCCACGACGTGCAGCTCTTCGCCGCGTGGATGGGCGACCACGATCGGGTCGAGCACCTCGAGCGCCGGGTTCGGGACCCAGGTCAAATCGACGTTGTACGGCAGGCCCAGGCCTTGCTGAAGCAGCGCGGCGGCCGCCGACCGGGCCTGCGCCACGTCCGTGATGAACGGGCTGGAGTAGAAGCGCGGCGACATGCCGAACGGGCCGCCCCACCGCGTCGGCGAATCCACGCCCAGGTCGTACGCCACAGCCCTCGGCGGTTCCGTCGAGTCCGCCGCCTCACCAGACGCCACCACCGCGTTGTAGACGCCCTCACGGGACACCGCACGCCGCAGAGACATCAGCACCCCCCGCTCGCCCGAGTCGACCCTCCAGACCGGCTGCGAGGAGGGCGGCGGCGACGCGATCCGCAGCGCCCCCCGGTAGTCCCACCACCACGTCTTGCCCAGCGACGTGACGAGCTCCTGGAGGTACTCCCAGCGCGATTCCTCACCGACCAGGGTGCGGCCCAGCGGGGCCGCCGCGACCGCCGGGTCGTCCCACTCGATCACCGCCGACGGGTACACCTCGCGCACCAGCTGGTCCACGACCGACCCGCACGGTGTGGCGGCCGGGTGCTGCACCGGCTGCAGCAGCCGCGCGTCCCGCAGGCCGGCCATCCGGTCCGACGCCGCCACCCGGATCTCGCCGTCGACTCCGTCCTGCTCGATCGCGTCGATGCGGTGGTAGCCGAGACTCACCCACTCCGTCGAGCCGTCCCCGTACCGGATGCCCCGGCGTACGAACACTTCGTCTCCGTACGGGGCCAGCAGCGACCCGGCGCCGGTAGGCCACGGCGCCAGCGCGGTCATGTCCACCGTCGACCGGATATCGGCCGTCGCGGACATCTGCACGTCGCCGTTGAGCACCTGCAGCGTCGTGCCCGCCGGGTCGACACCGGTTTGCCCCGGCGCCACCACCCTGGCCTCCACGACCGCCTGATGGCTGCCACGCACCGTTCGCAGCCACCGCTCGGACACCGGTCTCATCGCACACTCCTCGTCCGCGCGGTCATTGCACGATCACGTCCTGCGGGTCGCCGATCAGCTCCAGCACCGACGCCCACGACGCGTGCGCGGCCCGCAGGTCCGCCCAGGTGGCGTACGTGTTGAGCACCGACCGCCAGGTGACCGTCGCGCCCACCACGTCCGGCCCGGGCGGCGCCACCTCCGTCAGCGGCAGCGTCGTCACCGACAACGGGTCTTCGGCGTGCAACTGCTGGGAGGTGTCGCCCACCTGCACATACCCGGACGGCACCCGGCTGCCCGCCGGCACCTGCACCAGCAGCGTGTCGCTCGACGCGATCAGCATGTCGATCGCCTGCCGGTCAGAGTCGGTGCGGGTCAGCACGGTCATCGACCACTGCCGGCCAGCCCGCACGTCGTGCACGGCCACGGGCAGGGAACGGCCGATCACCTGGTGGATCCCGGACCGGGCGGCCCGGGTCACCTCCGACACGTCCGACACGATCACCGGCCGGTTCAAGAACGGCCTGGCGAGGCTCTTCAACCACACCCGGGTGATGACCGGGGTGATCACCGCCGTCTGGCTGTTCGTTCCCCGCACCCGGTACCAGTTCGGCACCCCCGGGGCGAACTCGTAGTCGTCCAGGCGCACAGCGCCGCCGGTGACGGCCACCCCCGACCCGCCGCGGACCGTCGTCCACCGAATCTGATTCGTCGACCGCTCCACCACCGCCGACGCCCCCGTCACCGAGGACGCCGTGATCCGCACCCGGGCGAGCTGCTCGTCGTAGGCCACCGTGACAGGCATCAGATCCGCACCCCCGCGACTACTCGCCGGCGCGTCTGCCGGTCATGCTCCCGAAGCTTGATCTGCACCACCTCCTGGATGCCATGCCCCAGGTCGAGGGTCAGCTCCAGCACGTCTGGGCCGCCTGCGCCGCCGCCAGCCACCGCCACACCGGATCCGGCGCCAGGGGCCGGGGCCACCACCGCGGCGTCCGCGATCTGGCCGGCCGCCCGGGTGACCGTGCCGACCTGGTCGAGCAGGCCCAGCGCGGCACCCTGGCCGACGTAGCCCATCAGCGACCGCATCACCCGGCTGGGCGAGCGGATCCCGAGCGCCTTCTTGATCGCCGACTGCATTGACTTGGCGATCCGCAGCATCGCCTTCTCGATGTTCTTGATCTGCGACTGGAGGCCCTTGACGATGCCCTGCCCGGCGGAGACACCGGCCCCGTAGAGGGAGTCCGCCACGGTCCGCCCGGTGGAGTTGGCCACCGAACCGAGCTGCGTGGACAGGCTGTTCAGCTGCTTGAGCTCCGCGTTGGTGCTCCTGGCGAGAGCCTCGGCCATCTGCGCGCCGGCGACCGGTCCAGCTTCGGCGAGCTGCTGCATCAGGTCCTTGGACAGGCCCCGCTTGGCGAGCGTCTTCATGTTCGCCGCGAACGCCTTGGCGGCCTGCAGCGCCCCGGAGAGCCGCTCGGTGACCGCCCTGACCGACACCGGCCCTTCCTCGCCGCCGTCGATCAGCGAGAAGCTTTCACGGACTTTCCCGGCGACGTCCTCGCGGACCTTCTTCGCCCCGGCCACGATCGACGCCAGCTTCGCCTCAGCCGCATCACGCCGGGCAGCGAGCTTCGTCAGCCGCTTCGTGTCCCGGTCGATCATTCGCAGCAGCTTGCTCTCCTTGGCCCCGGAGAACGCATCCTTGACCAGCTTGGACACCTTCGTCGCGGCCGAGCTGAGCTGCTTCCGGCTGCCGTTGAGACCCTTGACCAGACCGTCGACCACGTACTTGCCGAGCTGGGTCGTGACCCTTGACGGGCTCTTGATCCCCAGGAATTCGCGGATCTTCGCCGGGATCAGGTTGGTCAGCTCTTTCACCTTGTCGGTGACCATGTGCCAGGCGTTGGCGATGCCGTTACGCAGCCCCTCGGCGATGTTGCGGCCGATGTTGAGCATCTTGTCCTTCAGCCCGGACAGCGCGCCGACGATCTTGCCCGGCAGGCCCCGCACGAACGAGATCACGTTCGCCAGGGTGTTGACGGCCTTGTTCCGCATGGCCAGCACCGCAGCGACGGCCATGTTGAAGCCGGCACGCCAGCCGGCCACGAACTGCATGGCCCGGTCCTTCAGCCACAGCACCACGGTCGCGACCGCGCGCATCGCCGGGGTGACGATGTTCTTCCACCACCACGTCACGACCGTCGCGACCAGCGTCCACCCGCGCTTCATGTGCTCGAACACGGGCTTCAGGGCGTTGTTCCACAACCACAGCCCGGCCGCGCCGACCGCCCGCATCGCCCCGTCGACGATGTTGCGGAACGTCTCGGACTTCTTGTAGGCGATGACGATTCCGGCGACCAGAGCCGCCACGACGAGCACGACGACACCGATCGGGTTCGCGCTCATGGCCGCGTTGAGCAGCCACTGCACGCCGGCCCACACCTTCGTCGCCGCCTGAACCGCGAGGCTGGCCACCTTGTAGGCCACCAGCTGCACGGTCGCCAGCGCCCACTTGCCGGCCGCCACCGCGGCGTTGAGCAGCCGCTGCGACACCGCCGCCGCCTTCGACGCCGCCGACACCGCCAGGACCCGCACCCGCGCCACGGCCAGCTGGGCGTTGAGCTTGGTCCAGACCGCACCCACGACGGCAGCCCGCCACGCCACCCCGGCCGCCGCAGCGCCCCTCTGCGCCACGGCGAGGGCCGTCGTGCGGGCGGTGTTGATGGCCACCCAGGCGGCCTTCGCCTTCAGCGCACCGGCGGTCGCGATGCTGGACAGCTTCCACAGCGTGTACGCCCCGACCAGCACGGTCACCGCACCCTGGTTGCGGCTCATCCACCCGGCCAGCGCCTCGATCGTGGGCGTCAGCGCCACCAGCGCGGATGCCAGCAGATCCACGGTGGTGAGCAGCAGATCCCACGTCGAGATACCGATCGCACCCGACGCCAGCGCCAGCGACCCGGCGATCGACCCGACCGCCGGCCCCAGGTCAGTCGCGGCGGTCTTCAGCTTCTCGAAGATCCCCTGGATCCGGTCCCACGAGTTATCGAACAGGCCACGCACCTTCGCGCCGGCCGCCGCGAAGCCGTCCAGCTTGCCGCTGAACTTGCCCGCCTCATCGCCGCCGGCCTTGAACCCGGCCACGAAGCTCAGCACGTTGTCGCGGGCGGAGATGGCGAAATCGCGCACCCGGGCCCCGGCCACGACCAGCCGGTCGAGATCACCGCCGAGCTTCTTCGTCGCGTCGCCGCCCCGGGTCAGCCCGGCCCCGAACCGCTGGACCGGCCCCTCGGCGGACAGGAAGAAATCACCGAGGGCCTTGCCGAGCGGCACCACCGCATCGGTCGCCCAGTCGGCGAACTTCGTCACCGACCCGAACACCATCTTGGCGATCGGGAAGACGCCCTGGAGCAGGGACGCCCCGAAGCGGCCGGCCGCGGCCATCATGTTGGAGTAGGCGCCCTGCGTCGTCTCACCCGACTTGAGCGCCGCCCCAGCGAGGTTGTTCTCGATCGCGTTCCGGAACGTGTCGAAGCTGACCTTGCCCTCGGAGACCATCTTCGCGGCCTCGGCCGAGGTGACGCCCAGCTCCTTCGCGACCATCTGCAGGACCGGGATACCCCGGTCGGACAGCTGGTACATGTCACCGGTGAACAGCTTGCCGGTGGCGGCGACCTGGTTGAAGATCCGGCCCACCTCGGCGAGCGGGGTGCCGGCGATCGTGGCCGTGTCCGCCATCAGGCCGAGGGTGCGCCTCAGGTCCTGGCCGGGCTTGATGCCGGCCGCCACCGCGCTCGCCGCGACGGTTGCGGCGTCACCGAGCCCGAACGCGGTGCCCTTCACCGAGGCCAGCGCGTTGTCCATGATCTTCTCGACGGACTTCGCGCTGTGCCCCAGGCCGTCGAGCTTGGCGCGGGCGTTCTCGATGGCCGTCAGCCGCTCCACGCCCTTGGCGATCGACACGCCCAGGGCGGCGCCGGCGGCAGCACCGACCGCGAGGGCACCGGTCTTGAGGACCCGGCCCATCGCCGACGTCAGCCTGCCGCCGGCCTGCTTGCCGGCCTGCTCCGCGGGGCCGCCCATCTGCTCGCTGAGCTGGGTCCGGACTCCGCGCATCGACGGGATGACCTGGAGGGTGGCGTACCCGACGTTCGCCATGACGGCGCCACCCCTTTCAGGTGATCTCGCCCGCTTCGATCAGTCGCTGCCGTTCGGCCGCCCGCGCCCTGGCCCGGCCGCGGGCACGACGACGCTCCGGATCGGCGTCCGGGGTGTTCTTCGGGAGTTGCTTGCGCAGCGCGTGCGCTTCGCCGGTCGTCGCCTCGATCAGCTGCATCACGAGCAGCTCCAGGCGAGTCGGCAGCGGGGCGCCACCCAGCTCGACGAGGGCGGTGGCGGAGTCCGCCGGCAGGTGCCGCAACCGCACGGCGATCTGCCGTAGCGTCAGCCGCCGCCGGCCGTGCTCGTCACGCCGCCAGTAGTCGAGCAGGTCGCACCCGTTGTGGTGCGCGCTCAGGTCGGCCTCCACCGCGTCCGGGTGGTCCCGGATCAGGCGGAGGAGGCGCCCTATTCCCCCGCGTCGCCGAAGCCGTAGACCTCGGCGATTTGGTCGGCAAGCTGGTTGTAGTCGCGCACCTTCGGCTTGGTCTCCTTGAAGGCGCGGAACTGCTTTGAGCCGAGCGCGCAGGCGATCATCTTGGTGGCCTTGCCCTCTTCCGAGTACTCGAGGAACTCGCCGGGGAGGTCGTCCATCACGGCGGGGATGGTGAACTGCTGGTCCCGCCAGGTGATGGCCACCGTCCCGTCCCGCTCGGCTTCCCGCTGGGCGGCGGTCTTCTTCGGCAGGTGGTCCTGCGGCGTCTTGGTCATGATGTGCGGTTCTCCTTCAGGATCAGCCCTTCACGGGCAATGAGCGATGAGGCGGCGGCCCCGAGGATCGGGGCGATCAGGTCGGGATTCCCGAACCCCTCGTCCGCCAGGTCGTCGTAGAGGCGAGACAGCGCCTGCGCGGTGGTCAGTTGCGCCGGCTCGCCGTCGTCGGGCACGCCACGCATCTGCACCGCCACAGCGGCCAGACGGGTCCGCAGCTCGCGCGGGACCTGGCCGTGCTCGTCGAGCAGCCCGAGCTCTTCGGCCACGGCGCGGATCTCGTCATCGGTCGGCAGGGACATGTGCGGTTCCCTCCGTGCGGTTCAGGGGTGGTGCCGGGCCGGGGCGAACCGCACAGAACTCCCCGGCCCGACGTCATCGGTTCCCGCCTACGGCTCCACCGGCTCGAACGCCGTGTCCTGCGGGATGAACAGGGTCCCGTCGCCGGTCGGGAAGACCGTCGCGACCAGGGTCACCTTCGTCAGGTCCGTCTCGTTCTCGGTCATGTCGCCATCGACCGCGACGGTCGCGTAGTTCGCGGTGATCCACCGCTTGACCCGGGTGCCCTTGCGCAGCTCGAACGCGAGCTTGATCGGCTCCGGGCGCGGGACAACGATCTTCGTGTCGTCGCTGCCCGGCCAGATCAGCCGGCGCGTGGTCGGGTTGTCCTCCAGCACGCTGAACGCGCGGGTGAGCTTGTACTGCGACTTCGACGAGGCGACCAGGATTCCGCCCCACGCGTAGTGGTCAGAGTCCTCACCCCACTCGCCGTTGGTAACGAAGCCGTCGCCGCCGTCGAGCAGACCGACGAGGCCCCACGCCGCCGGGAACGGGGCGGCGACGGTCGCGGGCAGCACCGCGTCCAGGTCGTTCGCGGCGTACACGTCGGCGTCGGACCAGATCGCTGCGTTGTTCGGGTTGCCAGCCATGGCACATCTCTCCCTCTGCGGGTTGTGTCGATAGATGCGTGCGGTTCACCCACCCGCGAGGGTGGTGGTCGGTCTACGCCGGTTGCGCCAGCAGATTCACAGTCGCGGTGAACGACGCCATTCGGCCCTTCGTGGTCGGGTCGACCGCTAGCAGCAGCCCACCCGCCTCCGGCACGCCGGCGACCAGCTCGTCGCCGGGATGGCACAGCAGCAACCCCAGACACAGGCTGGCCAGCGACCGGCCGCGGCTCTTCACGCCCGACCAGACCGTGACCCGCACCGTGTGCCGGTAGTGCACCCGCCGCAGCAGCGTCCCGCCGTCGTCGGCGACCTGGACGAAGTCGGCCGAGCGGACCGTCCAGTCGGCCGGCAGGTCGGTGCCCACCGCCGTCTGATCACCTCGAGCGCGCAGCCGGGCGGTCAGGTAGTCGACGATCGCCCGCTCCGGATCCGGCGGGACCAGCAACGGCTTCACGAGCGGATCCTGACCTCGAGCCCGGCCGCCGCCGCGGCCCGGGTCAACGCCCCGTCGCGGGCCTGCCGATCAGCCTTGACGCGCACAGCGGCGGCGGCCCGGTCAGTGGTGTACGAATCCACCTCGCCACCGCACCGCACCGCGACCGCCTGCGCGGCCTCGTTCACCGCAGCCGCGAAGGGCTGCGACTTGAGCAGCTCGGCGATGCCCTTGTGATCCAGCCTGATTCGCACGTTCGCCACGTCTCAGCCCTCCGCCGCGTTCGCCCGAACCATCTGCCCGAACGCCGTACCCGTCAGCGGGTTGTCCCACCGGAACGGCCTGCCGACCACGTCACACAGCACACCGCGCACCTCCAGCTGGTCGGTGTGCAGCACCTCCGGGGCGTCCGCCGGCGGCAGGACCAGATAGTCCGTCACCACCGGCGTCCGACCCGGCAGCACCGGCTCCAGGCCGAACGCCGCCGAGGTGGCCCCGTCAGCGACGATGCAACCCTCCACCTGAATGCGTTCCTCGGTGGACGGCAGCGGGTCGCCGTACGGGTCCGTGCCGCCGGGGCCGGTGCGCACAATCGTCACCGTCTCCCCGGCCGGCACGGTCACCACGGGCCCACCTCGTACAGCGGCCGGTCACCGGTCAGGTTGGCGCCGCACGAGCAGTACGCCGCCCCGAAGTTCAGCGAGCAGATCGGCGAGTGGATGCTGCCGCCGCCCGGCGCGGTGTCGATCGCGAACGCCCCCGACTCCTGCGGTGGCGCCAGCTCGGCCCGGTCCTCGTCGGTCAGCGTCAACGCCCCCGGCTCGTCCCCGCCGTACGTCCGGCTCACCTGGTAGGGGCCGGCGCCTTCCTGCGTGGCCCGGATTCCCTCCGGGTTCCGCAGGTGCCGGATCACCATCCTCGACACGACCTTGACCACCCGGGTCGACGGCAGCGTCCCTGCGGTGATCCGGGCCTGGACGTCGGGGAACTCGCGCAGGATCGAATCCTCGGCGTCGGCGATCAGGGTGGTCAGCTGCTGCTCGGAAGCCGCCGGCGGCTTGGAGCCGAGCCAGCGGTCACGCACATCTTGTGGTGTCGCCCACGGCATGACCCGGCCCCCTTCCGCTACTCGTCGTCGGACTGCTCTGCGTCGAGCAGCTTGGTGAGGTGCGCGACGAGACTGGACCGCGCCTTCTCGCCCTTGCTCTGCTCTGCCTCGAGCGCCCTGGCCGCCCGGCCTGCGTCCTCGCCGACCCACTCGGTCAGCTCGGCGACCGAACCGGCCGGCACCTCGTCGTTCTGGCCGTCGTCGCCGGTCTCCGTGGTGCCGCCGGAGAAGTCCTGGCCGTCGTGAGCCGCCCAGAGGGGCGCCGCGAACCGCTCGTCCTTGTCGTCGGCCACGCTCACAACGACACCGGTCTCAGAGTGGATGAAACGGCCCATCAGACGTTCGCCACCGCGTCGGTGACCTTGGCGAAGCCGTCCAGGTCCATGATTCCCCAGCCGTAGACGACCTCGAGGCGCAGCGCGATCTGGTTCTTGCGCTTCAGGTCGCCCTGGCCGTCCGGGTCGCCGTAGCGGATCAGCTCGACCGGCACCCGGCGCTGCACGCCCCAGCGGAGCAGGTTCCACTGGCCGACGATGGCCTTGATGTTGGTGGGGGCCGTCGCCTCCGGGGTGCCGGACACCGTGGAGCTGCTGGCGGCGGTCAGGCCCTCGAAGGCGCTGATGTTCGCCCCGAACCCGAACTCCGGGTACTTCTTCCGGCCGTCGCTGTACCGGGCGGTGGCGATCGTCCACGCGTAGGTCGGGTCGAAAGCGATGCCGTTCGGCACGTACCCGTCGGCGATGACCAGACCCGCGGCCTGCTCCAGGACGATGTCCGGAGTGGTCAGGGTCCCGGTCGTGAGCTCCACGGCGTTCGTGGTGGACGCGATCCGGTCACCGGGGACGATGCCCGCGATGACGTTGCCGGTGAGCGGGTTGATGCCGTGCAGGACACCCAGGTCCAGGGCCCGCGCCAGGGCCAGACCACCCTCGTCGGACAGGGTCGACAGGATGCCGAGCTGGTAGTCCTCGTCGGCCCAGAGGACCTCTTCGTTGAACCGCATGGTGACCTGCACCTTGTGCGGCGACGCGACCTTGGTGCCGAAGGCGACGTTGGTCGACGCCTTGTCGGCGCCCTCACCGACGTACTCGGCGCGCGGCCGGCCGGTCAGGGTCATGTGGGTGACCTCGCCGAACTGCTGCGGCTCGGCGCCCGCCAGCTGGGCCACGGCCGAACCGGTGGTGGCCTTCTTGAAGAGGCCGGCTGCGATGTTCTTGGGCAGGGTGATGTTGTTGGTAGCGAGGACGGCCACGGCCGCGCTCCTTCCGGTCAGTCTCCGAACAGCTCGCGGGCGAACTGCCGCTCGTCGCTGCTGCCGGAGGCGGGGTTGCTGCCCTCTCTGGGCACATGGTTTTTCTGCTGCTTGCTGCCGCCGCCGGCGAGCCGGGCGGCCAGGGCGCGCATGGCGTCCTCGTCGGTGATGCTGTCGAGCAGCGCCGCGTCGTCCTTGCCGAGCTTGTGTTCCAGGGCGACCTCGCGGCGCAGTGCCCGCGCCTCAGCGTCCGCGGCGGCCTTCTCGGCCTTCGCCAGCCGCTCCGCCGCCTTCTGCTCCGCCGTCTTCTGCGCCTCTTCGATCTCCGCGAGCCGCTGTGCGGCGCCGGCGTTCGCCTTCGCCTCGGTGCGGTACTTCGCG